AAGACTATCCTAAAAAGAATTGGTCATCACTCATGTTCTGGGATTGTGGCCATCATAAAAATAAGAAGCTAACACCAGAATATATTATGCAACACGAAGGTAAACACTTACACAGATTTGAATGGTTAAAGAATGACTTTATAAATCTTGTAGGTGAGATACCAAAAGAATGGAACTGGTTAGTAGGGGAATACGATTACAACCCAGATGCTAAGTTAGTTCACTTTACTATAGGCACACCATGCTTTTCTGAATACAACAGATGTGATTATGCAGAAGAATGGAGCATGGCATTAGATAATTTATTAATACCAATAAAATTATGAACGATATACTATACGGATTATTAGGATTACCAATGCAAGGTGGGTTATCTGCGTCCAATTATCCTAATCCCTATGGTTTACGTGCATTTCAATTACCTGATGGTACATATGGCGGTCAAATGATGCCAAAGACAACAGGATGGCAAGGACTTATCCCATCTATGAGCGGTGGTAACATTACTGAATACTCTATGGGCGGTGTAGGTGGTGAACCATTTATGCCAATGGTGACACAAAACATGACACCAGAAATGATACAAAATTTACAATTATTAGAAGCAGGGTTATTATCACCAGATAGTGAAGCTGCTATGCAATTAAGGGCAAATGCTCAAAGAGAGTACGAAAGACTCATAAAAGAGCAAGGAACAGCATTTAAAGACTATAATTAATCAACCAACCTATATGGAGTTGAAATGGAACACAATACAGAAAATAACAACAATCTTGATTTAATAGACCAAGATAAATCAAGTTGGGGTGGAAAACGTGAAGGTTCAGGTAGAAAACCTGGCACACCTAATAAAATATCACGCAAAACAAAAGAAGATGTACTAGAAGTATTTGATAATTTAGGTGGAGTTGTCCACATGACACAATGGGCAGCAGAAAACCCTAATCAATTTTATACGATATGGGCTAAGCTATTACCTACACAATCAGAACTAGGTACAATAGATGGACAAGATTCACCTTTAAACGTAACACTTAAGTTTATTAAGCCAGAAGATGCCGATAGAGATTAGTGCAGACTTCCCGGCTAAACTATCTTTTCTCGATGAACCTTATCGTTATAAAGTAGCATACGGTGGTAGAGGTAGCGGTAAATCATGGGGATTTGCTCGTGCATTACTGGCATTAGCGATTAAACATAAGTTAAGAATACTTTGCGCTAGGGAAGTACAACGCTCTATTAAACAATCAGTTCACCAACTGTTATCAGACCAAATACAATCGATGGGGTTTGGTCAATACTATGAAGTACTAGAGAATGAAATACGTTGTGTAAATGGCAGTCAGATAAACTTTACTGGTCTTGCTAACAACACAGTAGAATCTATTAAGTCATTTGAGGGTGTAGATATTGTATGGGTAGAAGAAGCTCAGACTGTTAGTAAGAAGTCATGGGATATCCTTATTCCTACAATTAGGAAACCTAACTCAGAGATATGGGTTACATTTAACCCTGACTTAGATTCAGATGATACATACAAACGCTTTGTAATAGATACACCGGATAATGCCAAGGTTGTTAAAGTCAACTGGATTGATAATCCATGGTTTCCTAAAGTACTAAATGCAGAACGCTTACACAGTAAAGCCACCTCAGATGATTACAATAACATTTGGGAGGGTGAATGTAAGTCAGCCGTTGATGGTGCTATCTATGCTAACGAAATAAGAGAAGCACAAGAGAATGGTCGTATTACCAACGTACCATATGACCCAGAGTTAAAAGCTCATGTGGTTATGGATTTAGGTTGGAATGACAGTATGTCAATCTGCCTCGTTCAAAAAGGTGTATCAGATTTACGCATTATTAAATACATAGAAGATGACCATAGGACTTTAGACAGTTACTCTGCTGAACTTAAGAACTTACCTTACAATTGGGGTACGATGTATTTACCGCATGATGGCCGTACCAAAGATTTCAAACATGGCACATCAGCAGAAGAAATTATGAGACGACATGGTTGGGATGTACGTATTGTACCAAGACTAGATGTTGAATCAGGGATAAAGATAGCACGACTAAACTTCCATAGATGCTATTTTGATAAATCAACAGAACGATTAATAGAGTGTCTTAAACATTACAGACGTTCTATCAGTCCTTCTACAAACGAACCAGGCGCACCACTGCATGATGAATACTCTCATGGTGCAGATGCTTTTAGATACATGGCAGTTTCTATAGATGACATGAAGAACGAATCATGGCACAATACTGAGATACGTTATTCTAATATAGGAATTGTATAAAAATTATAGGATTAATATGAAATTATCTGATGCAGAAATCGTAAGTAAGATAGACAGTGAAGAACAGATATCGTATGGTATTAATGACTCACAACTATCTGCTGAACGTGCTGAAGCAATACAATATTATTTAGGCGAGCCATTCGGTAACGAAGTAGAAGGCCGTTCTCAAGTTGTATCTTATGACGTTCAAGATACTGTTGAATCTGCATTACCGCAGTTACTTAAAGTATTTGTATCCGGTGATGAAGTAGTTAGTTTTGAACCTAAAGGGCCAGAAGACCAAGCAGCTGCTGACCAGGAAACAGATTACTGTAACCATGTTGTTATGGAAAAGAACAATGGGTTCGAGATATTCTATGTATGGTTTAAAGATGCACTACTTTCTAAAAACGGATATGTAAAAGCGTATTACGAAGAATACACAGAAGCAGAAGAAGAAGAGTATCGTGGCTTAACAGACGCACAATTAGATATGTTAGCTACAGAAGACAATATCGAGATACTAGAGCATACATCTTATCCTGACCCATCTGTTGCACCAATTCCTGTTACACCAGAGTTCCAAACTCAACCAGATGTAGATGTAGAAGACGGTACAATAGAAATAGAACAAGAAGCAGCACAAGCATTCTTTCAGCCAATGCTACATGACGTTAAAATATCTGTCACTAATAAACATGGTGAGATTAAGATTAAGAACGTAGCTCCTGAAAACATGATGATATCTGTAGACTGTAACGGTACAGACTTAAATACAGCACGTTTTGTACAGCATCGTGAGTTAATGTCTCCATCAGAAATAGCAGAGATATTTGATGTAGATGAAGATGAAATCGCAGACATCATGGCAGATACAGAAGATGAGTTTGAATTAGAATCTAATGCTCGTGACATCTATTCAGAACAATATGACAGAGCTGTAGAATCAGAAGACATTTTAGTTAGAGATACTTACATTCGTATTAACGGTGAACGTCATCGTTATGTATTAGTAGGTAACCAAATCATTTATCAAGACGAGTCATGCGACCACGTGCCATTTGCTTGTGTCTCTCCCATGTTAATGCCACACAGACACGTTGGTCGTTCCTATACAGACCTTACTAAAGACATACAGATGATTAAGTCTACATTGATTCGTGGTCAATTAGACAATATGTATTTAGCTAACAATGGTCGATATGCTATATCAGATAGAGTAAACCTAGACGATATGCTGACATCAAGACCAGGCGGTATAGTTCGTGTTAATGGTGAACCAGGCACATCTATCATGCCATTGCAACACGCACCATTCCCACCATCATCTTTCACCATGGTTGAATACATGGATAACATGAAAGAGAAGCGTACTGGTATTACTGCTTACAACCAAGGTTTAGATTCAGATTCGCTAAACAAAACAGCATCTGGTGTATCACAAATTATGTCAGCTGCTCAACAGCGTTTAGAGTTAGTGGCTAGAACATTTGCAGAAACCGGTGTTAAAGACTTATTTATGCTAGTCCATCGTTTAATTAGACAAAACATTACTAAGCCTGATATTGTACGTATTCGTAACCAATGGATAGAAGTTGACCCTAGAGAATGGAAGAATCGTAAAGACTTATCTATCTCTGTAGGCTTAGGAGCAGGTAACAAAGACCAACAGTTAATGCACCTCAATGCTATCTTACAAATGCAAAAAGAAGCATTACAAGTAGGTTTAACTAACCCTGAAAAGATTTACAATGCGTTATCTAAACTGACACAAAACGCAGGCTTCAAGAATCCAGAAGAGTTCTGGGTTAACCCTGCTAACAATCCACAACCCACAGGACAGCAACCTAGTCCAACAGAAATGGCTGTGCAAGGTCAATTAGCTATTGAACAACAAAAAGCTCAAGCTGATATGGAATTAGAAGCACAGAAAAACCAAGCTGATATGGAACAAGAGCAATTACGTTCACAAAATGATATAATTATTGAGCGTGAGAAGATAGCTGCACAAGCTGAGTTAGAAAGATATAAAGCTCAGTTAAGGGCAGAAACTGATTTACAAATTGCTCAAATAAAGGCTCAATATGGCGGATAAAACACTAAGTGAAATTAAAAAAGGCGAACAAGCAGAAAAGATACTGGATAGCGAAGTATTTAAAGACGCTTACAACGCTGTAGAACAAGAAATCATAGAAGCAATAAGCGCAAGTGCGTTAGGAGATGAAAGAACGCACAATCGCCTTGCTATCGCTTTACAGATACATAGACAACTGAAGAAGAAACTTACTGACGTTATGCAAACAGGTAAGATGGCTAAACTTCAAGTCAATGATAAGAAATTCAAAGTATTTGGGTAAGGGCAAACCCACTTTAGTAACATCTTTGCCTAATTAAATAAGGAAATATAATGAGTGACCAACCTAATATGGAGTCACCACAAAGTCGTTTAGAAGCGATGCTTGGTGACATTCAAGAAGAAGCAATACAAGAGCAACCAATTGAAGAACCACAAGAAGTTGAGGAAGAAGAAGTTGTTGATGAAGCAACTGAAGAACCTACTGACGTTGAAGAAGAAGTAGAAGACACTTCCGAAGATGACGAGCCTGAAGCTGAAGATGAAGTTGAAGAGGACTCCGATGAGGAACAACCTGTTGAGATTATCAGACTGAAAGTGAATGGTGAGGAAGTTGAGAAACCTCTTGACGAAGTCGTGGCATTAGCCCAACAAGGACTTGACTACACACAGAAAACACAACAAGTAGCTGAACAACGTAAAGAACTTGATGCACTACAAGAACAGTTAAATACTGCTTCTCGTCAGTATCAAGAACAACAGCAACTTAATAATATGTTAATGGATGATGTAGCGAAAATTACAGCACTAGACCAACAGCTTGCCCAATATGCAAATGTCGATTGGAAAAAGATGTCTGATAGTGACTTTGTAGAAGCACAAAAACTTTTCTTTGATTACAATCAGCTACAGCAAGACCGTAGCAATGCAGTTTCACAGTTTGAAGCCAAAAGGCAAAATTTAGTATCACAGCAGCAACAACTAGTAGCTCAACAGGTAGCTAAAGGTAAAGAACAGCTTTCCAAAGAAATCGAGAATTGGAGTCCAGAGACTATCCGAGGCATCGTTGAAACTGGGAAAGAATATGGCTTTACTGAGGCAGAGTTGAACTCTATTGTGGACACTCGACAAGTCCGAGCTTTGCATGATGCAATGCAATGGCGCAAACTCAAATCAAAAAATTCGGTCACAAAGAAAAAAGTTGCAAGTGCCAAACCAGTAGTGAAACCTGGTTCAAAAGACCCCAAAAAAGCAGCTAACTCTAACTCTCGTAAAATGCGTGAACAATTACGCAAAACCGGTAGTTCTGAATTAGCATCTAAATTAATAGAAAATATGATTTAAGGAGTAATTAATCATGGCAGTTTCAGCAACCAATAGTTATACAGGTGCTGGTATCGCAGAGTCTTTTGAAGATGTAATTTACGATATTTCACCTGAAGAAACACCATTGTTATCAATGGCTAAAAAAACATCAGCAGGACAAACATACCATTAACACCATGGTGGTATTAAAATCTTTTCTAATTGACTTGAAACCCCTTACGAGGGCAACAAGGGCGAAGTGAAAACACGCTGAGAGACTAAACGAAAAGACTCCGAAAGGAGATGCGATAGTCCGACCCCAAGCTATAAAATGAAACTTGGGAGTGTAGCAGAAATGACTACACCGCCTCATAGAGGTCAAACTTATTTGTCTGGATAAGTAGTAACAGTAATGCAATGGCAAACAGACGCTTTAGCAGCAGCAGCTTCTAACGCTCAAATTGAAGGTGATGACGCATCATACGCTACATTAGCAGCAACAACAGTATTAGGTAACTACACACAGATTTCTCGTAAAACTGTAAACATCTCTAATACATACGATGTTGTTAAAAAGTATGGCCGTAAATCAGAAGTTGCTTATCAGTTAATGAAAGCTGGTAAAGAACTTAAACGTGACATGGAATTTGCTTTAGTACGTAACCAAGCATCATCAGCAGGTGGCGCAGGTACAGCTAGAACTTCAGCAGGTCTAGAGTCATGGATTGCTGGCAACAGCGTTAAAACTACTGCAGCATCTACAGCAACTACACCTGGCTTTGCAGCTGGCGTTGTAGCAGCTCCAACAGATGGTACAGCAGGTACATTTATTGAAGCAGACTTAAAATCAGCATTAGAATTAGCATGGTTAGACGGTGGTGAGCCAACAACTATCCTAATGTCATCTGCAAACAAAAAGCTATTCTCAGCTTTTGCAGGTATCGCTGAAAAACGTCACATGGTAAACGGTACATCAGAAGCAATCATTACAGCAGCAGCTGACGTGTATGTTTCAGACTACGGTAACCACACAGTTAAATTAGACAGATTCATGCGTGATGAAGCTGTATTATGCGTTGACCCAGGTTATGTGTCAGTTGCATCTTTACGTCCAATCACAAAAGAAGAACTAGCTAAAACTGGTGACTCTACTAAGTACTTAATGACAGCAGAATACGCATTAGTGGTTAATAACCCAGATGCTCATGCTAAAGTACAAGGCGTTGGTGCTTAATAGCATTTAATGTTACAATAGTGGGGTAGGCAACTACCCCCTATTTTTATTATGGCCATATTATTTGATAAAGACCCAAACACAGGAATCATACAATATTATGATTATGACCCTGTTAAAGATGAACACTTAATACACAGTGTGCAAGACCCTACGGCTTTAATAGAACAATTAAAGATAGCAAGAAACAATCCTGAAATATGGAACAAAGGTGTTAAAGAATCATGGGTACACTATGCAAGCATCCCCCCAATTGTAGAAATGCAATTGAAAGCAAAAGGCATAGACATTTACAATAAAGACCAAACAAAAGAGTTAATGAAAGAAATTAACGAAAACTATCCTTGGCTCAAGACAACAACAAAGAAGCATGGATAAGCAAGAATTACAGAACATACAATTAGCAATACAAGACTTATTGCAACAAGAGCGATATGAAGATGCTCTACCTATTATTAATTCTGTCTTAGAAGAACATCCTGATAATGCAGCAACATTAAACTTCCTAGGATACACCTGGTTAATGGGTGATAAACCGGCAATGGCTTATCAGTTCTTTAGACGTGCATTACAAGAGAATCCAGGCAACAAATCATTATGGTGTAACTTAGGTCGTGCTTGCCATGACTTAGGTAATTATGATGAAGCGATTAAATACTTTCTAAAAGCTGCTGAAATAGATAACGGTTATGCAATGGCATACAGTAATGGCGCAGCAAGTTTAGTACACATCTCACAATGGAAAGATGCAGAAGAATCATGCAAGATGGCATTGGAATGTGACCCTAACGATAAAAATGCACAAATGAATTTAGCTCATTGTTACCTGGCACAAGGACGATGGAAAGAAGGTTGGAAAGAGTGGAGTAAATCACTAGGTGGTCAGTTCAGAAAAGAATGGCACTATGGTGATGAAACACGATGGGAAGGTGAAGCCGGTAAAGATATTATTATTTATGGAGAGCAAGGTTTAGGCGATGAGATATTTTTTGGTAGCTGTTTACCTGATGCTATCGCTATTAGTAATAAGGTCTATATCGACTGCGACCCAAAACTCGAAGGTTTATTTAGACGGAGCTTCCCTGAGGCGGAAGTGCATGGTACAAGAAAAGAAGAACATCCAGAATGGTTAGCAGATAAGAAGTTTGACCATCGTTGTGGAATGGGTGGTTTACCAGAGTTCTTTAGACATAACTCTAAAGACTTTCCTCGTGAAACCTATTTAGTTGCAGACCCTGAACGTAGAAAGATGTGGAGAGCATTATTTGACTCTTGGGGGAAAACAGTCGTTGGTATTACCACACATGGTGGTATGAGACATACTAATAAAAAAGGTCGCAAATTAACACAAGATGATTTAGAATCATTATTAAGTCGTGATGACTTGATTTTAATTTCATTAGATTACGAGGTAGATGAGAAGATAGATGGGGTGAAGTATTTTCCATTTGCCACGCAATCATTTGATTATGATGACACAGCAGCACTCATTGCTGAACTCGATGCAGTGATTGGTGTAAATACCACAGCACAACACTGTGCAGCTGCTCTAGGTGTTAAGACTATCTGTTTAGTACCAAAATGGCATCAGTGGCGATATGCACAGCCTAGTATGCCCTGGTATAGACATATGACATTAAAGTATCAAGACAACAAAACATGGAAACAAGTCATTGAGTCAGTTAATATCTGAAGAATACAGGGAAATGCAGGCCAAACTGCATGAGAACCCTAACTATGGTGTAGCATCTACTTACTTTGCACCTATTGTTGATGACATTGTCAAACAATTCAAAATAAAAGATTTACTAGACTATGGCGCAGGTAAACTCAGACTACGAGATAGTATGAAAGAAGAAGTTAACTACACTGCATACGAACCTAGTAATCCTGATTACGATGATGAACCTGAACCATGCGAATTTGTAACTTGTATAGACGTTCTAGAACACATAGAACCTGAGTTAATAGATAATGTACTCGATGACCTACAAAGAGTTGTTATTAAATATGGTCTGTTTACAATTCATACAGGCCCAGCAATAAAAACACTTCCAGATGGTAGAAACGCACATCTGATACAACAACCTTATACATGGTGGCAACCTAAAATTAAACAGAGGTTTGATATGGTTAGAGAAGTTGCTATGGATAATGGTTACATTGTATTCGTTAAACACAAATAAGGATTCCTAAATGGCTTTTACAGATTATTCGTCACTTGTGACGGTGATAGGTAATTATCTTGCGAGAGATGATTTATCTGCACAAATCCCTGACTTTATTACGATGGCACAATATCGTATGACCAGAGATTTACGAGTCACAGAAATGTTAAAGGTAGCTACAACAAGCACAACAGGTGGCGATGGAACAGTAGCATTACCTGCTGACTTTTTAGAAACAAAAGAAGTACATTTACAAGGTAATCCGCCTGTAACTATAGAATACCAAACACCTGACTTATTCTTTAGAAACAAACAAAGCACTAACTCAGGTAAACCATATTACTATTCGATAATTGACCAGGAGTTTCAGTTTGCACCAAAGCCTGATAGCACCTATACGCTAGAAATGCTTTACTTTGCAAAACCTGATTTCATCTCTGCGTCAAATCCTAGTAATATTTATCTTGCAAACTTTCCAGATGCACTGCTATACGCATCATTAGCAGAAGCAGAACCATATCTTATGAATGACGCAAGAATGGCAACATGGGCAAGTCTGTATGATAGAGCAATAACAGACATCATGAAGAATGATAAGGGCAAACAATACCCTAATACATCTCTCAACGTAACAACTCGATAAGGAATTAAATTATGGCTGAAATGTCCGATTTTTTAGAAAATGCGTTAATTAACGCTACATTAAGAGCAACAACATATACGTCACCAGCAGCTGTATATGTATCATTACACACTGCTGACCCTCAAGACGATGCAAGTGGTACTGAAGTATCTGGTGGTTCTTATGCTCGTGAAGCAGGTACATTTGATGCACCATCTGGTGGTGTAACACAAAACAGTGCAGCGATTGAGTTTAACCAAGCCACAGCAAACTGGGGAACTATCACTCACTTTGGCATTTGGGATGCTTTAACAACAGGCAATCTTTTATATCATAGTGCCTTTGATGCAAGTAAAACTATTGAAACTGGCGATATTCTAAAAATAGACACTGGTAGCTTAACAGTTACACTGGACTAATAAATGCCAGCTGACGTATGTGGGCCATTTACGCTAGAACAACTCGATGAGTTTGGCAACTTAGATTCGCTAGCGTTTTCACTCGATAGTAGTGTATGGACAGACCCTAACGTCTGTATTCTATATAATACAGGTGCAATTACCGCAGATGCTACATTAGATGCAAGTGCATTTGCCATTAGGGGAATGGATGGCGATGTCACAGGAACAGCTACAGCATCATCAGACAGTATTCGTTATCGACTCGTTGACGGAGCAGTGACCGCTACAGGTAGTGCTTCTGCAACACCATTAAGAATTAGATTTAACTCTGGAGACGTTACTGCTAATGCAACAGCTTCTTCAGACAGTATTCGTGTAAGATTAGTAGATGGCGCAGTTACAGCCAATGCTACAGTAACCGGTGATGCAAACTGTATCTTTGATGGAGCAGGTAGCGTTACAGCAAGTGCAACCGTTACTGGTAATGACATTCGTTATAGACTGGTAGATGGTGCAGTTACCGCATCAGGCACAGCATCTTCTGATA